AGAGACGAGATTTCAAAAGCCGGCACATATCCACAAGACTATATTTGTGAAAGCGATAGAGATTTAGAATGGCTTATTGGTATGAGCGTGCCGCCCGTGATGACGGCGCAAATCAGCAACCAGATTTATCTGCAATGGTTGTCGAAGTTGTAATGAAAATTTCCGTATCTTTGCAGCGTTGAGCAAACGACATGGGAAGTCGCTCAACGACTGAAAGGAAAAAGTTTTTGGCGGTGTGCGAAAGTGTGCCGCCTTTTTTAATGCCGTTTTCAAGCCGCTCAATGCGTTTTCTTTTTCGGGTTGATAAATTACACGTCCAAACGAGAAAAACGCCTTAAAACAAATTTTTCGGAAAAATAACTTTGCGGCAACCGACGACGATATACTATTTTTGTAGCCATGAAAATCACTGACCGCTTCAACCAATTCCGTGACCGTTTCTTCCGCCGTTGGGAGACCGTTCGCAGCGTCGTCTTCGGATGGGACGGCATCAGTCGTCATCCGTTCGGCGACACCATCTTCCGCAATATCGTCGAGTTGCTGACCGACTTGACGAACGACGTGGAATGGGTCAACCTGCGCCGGACGGGAAACTTGCGTTTCGCCGAGTTCAAGATCTTTTTCGAGCGTGAGGGTCAGTTGGCATTATGGCGCGTGTACCACTACGGGTACGCCGTCGTTGGCGTGAAAGAGGGCGACAGCCCACGCTTCCGTTTGTTCGATAACAACGAATGGCGGAAGGAACGCGCCGCCGACGGCACCGACCGCATCGTCAGCAAGGTCGACGGATGGAAATGCTATGTCATGCAGTCGGAGACGTACCGCGAGGAAGTGAAATCCGACTACGACCTTTGCCGTCCGTTCGTGACGTTCCTTGACAACGTATTCAACGCCAGCAATACCTCAACCGAAAGGCTCGGCACGTTCATCGTCGCCAGCCCGGAGACGCCGAACGGCTACCCCACGCCCGTGACGCTGACGAAGGAGCAGAAGAAAGACCTTGAAACGGAAGTCGAATCGCAGTACGGCGCATTGCGCAAGCAACGGCAGATGATGATATTGCCGCGCGGGATGCACTTCCAGGTCATCGGCATGGATGGCGTTGATCGCAAGTTGACCGAGAAGGTGCGCACCTGCGTTCTCGCTATCTGCGACCGCGTGAAAGTGCCAGCCAACCAAGTCGCCATCATCGACGCCAACAGCAGCAAGACCCTTTCCAACGGAACGGAGTTGCGCGAAGGTGATTATAACAAGTATCAATCATTTGAAAGGTTGCTCAACCATACTTTCGTGAGGCTTACCGAAGAGATGGGAATGGACTTGACCTATACAATCTATAACAAACCGAGCAGAAATGGAGACCAAGAACAAGAACAAGAAACGACTAATCCGTGACGGCGTGCTGTTGGGCGACTGGCAGGAGGTCAGCGGCATTCCGTTGTCGTCGGTGACGAAGAAGGACACCGACATGGCGACGCTTGACGGCTTAATCATCAAGGGCTATGAGACGAAGTTCAACGTGACGAACGAGAACGGCGAAAGGTACGCCCCGAATTGCCTTGACAAATTCGTGCAAAAGTACTTTGTCGACCACGAGTTAAACATGGTTGTCGACCTGCAGCATGGATGGGATATTGACAGCCAAATCGGTCGCGTTATCTATTTGGAGGTCAACAGCGTTGGATTCTATTTCGTCATTTACGTTCCCCGCAGCGTCGCCCGTTATGAGCAAGTCAAGGCTTTGCTGCGTGAGGGCATATTGCAAGGCTTCAGCAAGATGGGATGGGCAACGGACTACGAATTCCGCTACACCCGTGACGGCGAGTTTGACTATGTGCAGATTAACGAGTTCCAATTGTGCAGCGTGTCGTTGGTCACGATGCCTGCCAACGCCATACCCTTTGAGGCCATCGGCGAGCCTATCAAGGACGGCTTGCAGTTCGTCAACAGACTGACGGAGCAACAAGACGAGCAGCCGAAGCCGAAGAAATCAATTTTCAAGCAAAAATCGTAAGTTAACCTATTTATTAATCAAATCAATTCGTTATGAAAAAGAAACTCATCAGCGTGAAGGACTTCGCCGACAAGATGGATGCCATCAAGCGCAAGGTCAAGAACGCTTTCAGCGAAGAAGGCGCAGAAGCCGCCGCCGCTATCCGTGACCTCATCGACGAGCTGGAGAATGCCGAAATCGAAATCGACGAACGCGAACTCGCCAGCCGTGTTGAGGAAGTCATCCGTGCCTTCAACGGCAGATCCGACGAGGAAATCCCCGCCAACGTTGCCAACGCCTTGGCGAGAAAGTTCGCAGAGATGCAGAAGACGATGCCCGTCAGCGACAAGTTGACGCCCGCCATCAAGAACCAAGTCGCCGCCGCCGTGCTGCGTGCCAAGGGTCGCGAGGCTGTCGAGGATGCAGTCAACGGCGTGCTGGTCAAGAATGGCATCGAGGGATTGTCATTCAACGACACCATCGACTTCGCCATCAACGACAACTGGGGCGACAGCGACGAGCTGTTCGCAGCCTTGAAGAAGGTCGGCTTCTCGAAGTTCTTCTACACCGCCCAAGACTTCAACGACCCCGACGTGGTTGCCCACGGCTGGGATAAGACCTCGGAGACGGAGAAGGAAATCCAGCAGCTTACCGTGCAGGGCAAGAAAATCGAAACCGACTACATCTACAAACGTCAGCAGATTGCCTTCAGCGACCTTGACGACATCGAGGAAAGCGGCAACACCGCCACCTTCCTGCGTTGGTTGGATGATGAGCTTGACCGTCAAATCGTGAACGCCATCGTCGCCGTCATCCTCGGCAACACGACCGACTTCACCGATATCGTGACCTTCGAGACGCTGCAAGGCACTGGCGTGACCGACGTGTTCCGTACCGCCGTCACCGTTACCGACGCCACCGCCATCACCTTCGCCGAGGCACGCTCCATCGCCGACGCCGTCATCGCTGGCCGTGGTGCTAAGTGGATGGTCATGAGCCAAACTCAACTGACCGCCTTGGCCAAGTTCAAGTATGCCAGCGGAGGCGACGACATCTTCCGCAGCAAGGAGGAAGTCGCAGCCATGTTGGGCGTCGAGCGCATCTATGTGACCGACAAGGCAGTTGGTGTGGTGTGCTTCATCCCGGCTGAATACTGGATCAAGGAAAAAGCCTCGATGCAGGTCTCTTACCCGAAGTATGAGAACAACGTCATGAACTACCAGCGCGAACGCAACATCGGCGGTGCAATACACGGCTTGAAGTCGGTTGCCTTCGGCGTTGAGGAATAACCCTTGAAAGGAGCGAAAGTATGGCGGCAATATTCACAGCACAGCAATTCATCGACAACGGCTTTCGCGTGTCGGAGCAAATTCGACAGTCGGAGCTTAGCCGTGCGACGATGGATGCCTTTATGTGCTACGTGGGCAAGGTGTCGAGGATAACGGTAACGCCCGACAACAATATTCTACACACACCTGAGCAGGGAGAGGCTGCGATGCAGATTGCCTACATACTTTTGCTCCAACGTTCCGCTGTTGCCACGAGAGCGGGTGGCAAGTTGAAATTGTCGCCCTCGCTCTCCGATGCGGGCTACCCGTCACAGCAGGACTATTTCAACGCAGACCGATTGCTGCGAAGGCTACAAGAGGTTGGTCCGGGTGCAGTGGCGGGCGACGTGTCGAAGCTCGTTGACGACATCGCAGGAATTTATTATCGTAACGTAAATTTATCACTTTAAAATTCAGTGAGTTATGAAAAAAGCTATTAAAAATATGCTCATTTTGGCTTACGCATCTTGCGCTGGTAATCTTGCGGCGAACATCGCCAAGGATTGTAACAATCCTCAGGTCGGCGGCTACACGGGTCGCGGTTTGCTCATTCCGTTGAGCAACACCTTGACCTTTGCCGTTGACGCATCCAACCCACGTATCATCACGGGCATCACGATGGCGGTGGGCGACAAGTTGGCCGTCATCGACAACGTGTGGCCTTCCGCGTTCACGGACAGCGTGACGCAGAGTAACGGCGACGCTGGGCGTTTGCAGTACGGCAAAACTTTCTCGTTCCGCATCCCGTTGCGCGGTGCTGGCGTGTCGAAAAACATCGTCGAGCCGTTGGCTGACGCTCCGCTGGGCTATCTCGCCGTGTTGGAGAAGAAAGACCGCCGTGGCGACGGCTCTTATGAGATTGTTGGCTACGGTCAAGGCTTGCAGGTCAACCCCGACGGCATCATGCGTAACGAGAACGAGAATGGAGGCGACATCGTGGTGACGATGAGCTGCCAAGAGCAATTCTTCGAGGTGACGCTATTCGACACTGACTATGCAACCACCAAGGCTGCATTCGAGGCGTTGATGGCTCAATCGTTCTAACGTATGCGAGCAGCGTTGTTTCTTCATGTTTTTTTGTTGGCGGCGGCGGGCTTTTTGCTCGCCGTTTGCTTTACGGACTGCGGTTCAAGGCGTGAGGCGATAAGCCGTCAACGTGTCGACAGCGTGGCGGTCACGGCCATCAAGGCAGACCACGTCGCCACGGCTGCGACGTCGTGGGAGTTCATCCGCGAAATTGTGGTGTTGCAGGCTGACAGCGTTGGCGAGTTGCGCCCCGTTCTGCATGTCGTCGAAAGGCAACAAGGAAAGACTGATGAAAAAATCGAAGAGAACGTGCAAAAAACCGATTCTGCGGCGTTTTCAGTGGAAAGTGAAGTAATTACAAAGGAAACGACGGAAAAGCCCTTAGAAGCGAAGAAAACGAGGTTTTGGAGAAATGCGTTTTTTTGGCTTCTCGGACTTGCGGCAATCGGTGTCGGTGTCGTACTTTTGTGGCGAAAAACATTAAAAAAATGGATATAGAAAGACTGCGGCGACTTGCCGAAAAGACAAAGAAATGGACGAAGGCCGACAAGGAGTTTTTGCTGCCAATCCTTGCAGAGTTGGGCGTGGAGGCACCGACGAAAACGAGCTGCCCGTCGTGCTGGCGTGACGCCGCCATTATGGCTGTCGTCAAGCTGGGCGACAGGGAAGCGAAGCCCGTCAACGGCTTTCGGCTGAAAGGAACGGCGGCGACACGTGGCGTGCTGTGGATGGGTCGGCTGGTGTCGCCTGCGACATTGGATGCCGATATGGTCAAGTGGTTAATCGACACGGGATTTCCCCGTCATCAATACGAGTTGAGCGATGAAAGTTGACAAATACACATTATATCGTGACTTCGCGGCGGTCGAGCCTTACATCGAAGCCCCGCAACTGGAAGAGTTACGCCGTGCCGCCGTCGTTGACAAGTTCGGCACGGAGGGCTTCTACGGATTAACCATCGGCGGCTTGCTCGACGGCATGAATGGCGATTTATCGGCCTTGCAGGACTGTGATGGGGAGACGGTGTTCGACCGTTACCGAGTCGCAGCGTTCGGCGAGTGGCTGAATGAGTTTGTCGCTGTCGTCAACGCCTTGACATTGAAGCCAACGCCGAAGCAGATAAGGCAGGCTGCTGGTTGCAAGCCGTTGACCTTCGAGGAGAGTGTGTACTACTTCGTTCGCTCGTACTTCAACTTGCAGAACTTCAACGCCGTGCGTGACTTGACCGTTGGCGACTACATCATGGCAAAGAAAGACGACTACAACAAGGCGGTGATAGATAGAAATATTCCAACAATCTGAAAATCAAATGACTATAATCGAGAAAATACGGGCAAGCATTCAGTCGGTTCACGGTGGCGACTTCCAGGTCTACTACCACGATGACCCGACAATGAACCTAATCGCGGACACGATGAAGTTGCCCGCCGCCATCGTTCAGCTGCTGACGCAGGGGACGATTGACCAGCAGAGCGGCCAATGGCGTGAGGTGGTGTCGGCTGTGGTGTTCTTCGTCGACAAATCGGAGTTTGACTTCGACGCGGACGACAACGAAAAAATCATAGACCAATGCAAGCGACGTT